GTTGCTTGTTCCGCGTACTACCCATTGAGTGTAAACGTTTAGACATATAGTCCTTTGTATCTCCCCCCGATATACAGGGGGAGTTTTTTTATGCCTCGCCCTTAATAATACCAGCCGCAATAAGGTCAGTGCGGATCTGGTTCAAAAGGGTAATGATAGAGTTACAAGTTGTTTCAATGTTAGTCGTCGTAGCGGTAGTTGTAATTGAAGTCGTTACTGCCGCTTGGTCAGCACTTGCTTCAGGATCTGCCGCCAATTCCCATAGATAGGTCTTAGCCATTGCGTCCCCCTATGCTTCGCCCTTTATAATCCCAACTTCTACCAGTGAAGTACGGATTTGATTCAACAGTGTGATAATAGAGTTAACCGTTGTTTCAATGTTTGTGGTGGTAGCAGTGGTCGTAATTGAAGTCGTTACCGCTGCCTGATCGGAACTTGCCGGTTGGTCGCATGGGGTTGTTCCCCAAAAACCAACTTTTTCAGTAGAAGCGATCCCAATCATACAACCATCAGGCTTATTGCTTCCGATATAATCATAATCTGCCATTTTAAAACTCCTTGTTTTATCCTATTACATGTGTTATGATATTCAGCACATCAACCCAAATTAAAGGAGCCGACATGAAAAACACAATCAACCCCAAGTCTCTTGTACCGTGGAAAAGTAACCTTGTTTCTCCTGGAGATAAATTTACCCGCCTCACTGTTATTTCCACACACAAAATTAAAGACACGTATCGCTACATAGCCAAGGTCGTGTGTGATTGCGGCAGCGAAGCAAGATACACCAGGATAGAGAACCTCCGAAAAGGAACGGCTAAGAGTTGCGGGTGTCTCCAACGTGAGTCTGCTACAACTCACGGATGTTGGAACCACCCCATTTTTCCTGTGTGGCACTCGATGATGGATAGATGTTATAAAAAAAACAATGACCATTATTATTTGTACGGCGGCAAGGGAAAAACTGTATGTGACCGATGGCACGACCCAAACAACTTTATTAAGGATATGTACCCAACATACAAGGATGGGCTGCAAATAGAACGGGTTGATAACGACGGCAACTATTCGCCAGAAAACTGCAAGTGGGCAACAAGAGCCGAACAAGCAAAAAATCGTTCTAATCACAGGTACATCACTTATAAGGGTGAAACTCATATCATGGCCTATTGGTCAAAAAAATACGACATCAAACAGTCTACCCTTGACGAAAGGATTAAGCGGGGATGGTCGGTAGAAAAAGCGCTAACCACCCCGCCGATTAGGTATTGATTGGTTACAATACTGTTTTTGTCAATTATTTCAAGCACTTATCACCCGATTACCCTGCAGCCGAATTCAGGGCGTTGAGCCAAAAATCCAAAGAAGCAATCCATCCTCATGGGGTAGTTGGCGCTATTAATGTCGTACTGCCGCAGGATACGAATGTTAATGCCGTCCTGTGCCATCTGTGCCTTAAAGGAAACGTCAGAAGGCATTTCCAGATTAGCCGTAGCAAACGTATACGCTTCAGGATGGAACACCAAGTTTTGCGGATATGTCGTAGATGCTGTTCCAACAAAAGTAACCGTGGCTCCGTCTTCTGGCATTGCGTCAATGTTCTGTTTCGCACCAGTAGAATAAAGAGCCGGTGAAACGGTAAAGGTTTCATCCGTTCCAGTAATGTCAGTGTCGTCAGTCACAACGAACTGCTGAAGTGCGCCAGTGGATTCTTTCGTTTCAGGGTTGACTTTGTAAACACCCGCAACGGTAAAAACTTCACCAGCCTTGACTGTTTCTTCGTTTGACAAGTTGTCAACGCGAATAGAAGTGGTTCCCTCTGTCGTAGGTGTACTCGCATGAATATCAGCGGTATCAGCCGCATCACGGGTTCCGCAAGTCAACTGTTTTACGTTCTGGGACATATAAAAATCCATGCCCATTGCATGACCCATTGCACCGTTGACGTACTGGTTAGAAATCTCTTTAGAACTATTGAAAAGAGCTTTCAGCCCGTCAATCGTAGCAGCTTCAGCGGCAGGATTCAAAATAGCCTTGCGCGGTGCAGGCGGTGCAACACTTTCGTGCAACTTCTGCATTGCAGACATCCACGTTGCTACCGTGCCAGGAGCCGTACCAGCAGTCCCGACAAGGTTGTACGTTCCTTCGATTGCTTTCTCGTAGCAGTAGTGATCTATCTTTGAGGCCAGAACGGACATTGCGGGTGCGATGAACCGACGAGAAAACTCATCAATTTCCAATGCAAGATCTGCATCAGAAAAGTTCATATCCACACCACGAACCTGACCGATTACCAACGAAACACTGGATTCGCTCTGATCCTGGGCGTTAATTCCCCAAGTCTCACGAACCGTATACTGGTTGGGAAGTCTGATTCTCAGTGTGGAACCGCGTTTTTGTCCACCGAACTCAGTCTCTTTGTCATGTTGTTTGTCAATATTGGCGACAAACGGAAGGTTGTTGTGAAGCACTCGCAGGCACTCAGCGGTAATCGCTGACGGCTTCAGATAACTATTAGCCATCTCTTACTCCTTATATCTTCCCCTCATTCCTCAATCTTATCCATTCGTCGGGGTTTCTCTCTAAAATCTCATCTGAATCGAGCGTGTCAGAGTCTTTCCCCTTCAACGGATTGATGGGCGGGGGAGCGTTTGAAACTTCTTTTTTCTGATTTGAAATTCTTGACTCAATTTTCCCAAGAGCGATGGCTTGCTTTGTTGGCGAAAGTTGGGCGATCTTTCCCGCTTCTTCTGGATTTTTGCCGAGATGGTAAGCAATGTCAGCGGACAGGTCGGTGTCTAAAATTGCTTCTGCAAGTTGGCGAGTCATAACCTCTGACGGCAAGGAAAATACCACTTGTTCGTAATCCTTGTACTTTCCTCGTCCCTCTTGGTTCATTTTTATTGCGTTCGTTCTGAACTCAGCCTCGCGCTCTTGCGCTGTCATTTCCTGCTTTTTTTGCTCTTCTTCTCGTTTGGCCTGTTCCCTTTTTTCCTGGACGGCCCTTTCGCGTTGCTCCAACTTCCAGTCTGTGAGGGCATCAAAGAAATCTTCGTCGGTATCAAAGTCTTCAGCCTTGGGCTTCCCAACAGGGCGTTCTGGAGGCGGCTCTTCTTTCGTGATGGCCTTGTCAAGCAGTTGCTGTAATTTCTCAGCCCTTTCTTTCTCTGCTTCCCATTGCCGTTTTGCCTCTTCCCTCTGGTAAGTCAGTTTTGCAAACCTTTTTTCGTACCAAGGAGTTTCCTTTGTTTCTTCCTCTTCTACCTCTTCTTGGGGTTCTTCTTCGACAGTGGACTCTTCTGCCAATACGTTTTCGTCCTGTGCAGTCTCAACGACTTCTTCCATCACTTACCTCCAGTGCCTGCTTCCGCAGTGGGTTGCCTGGGCATTGCCAGTTCTTTTTGTACCTTCAGGACTTCGAGCCTTGTCTTTTCTACTTCTAACTTCTTAGACTCAAGCTCTATGCCCTTTCCTTGTAGTTCTACCTCTTTCTCCTTCAGATCCAACTGACGGCCCTGAAGCTCCATTTGAATCTTGGCTTGTTCTTCAGGTGGGGGAGGTTGAGGCTTAGATAACTCTTGAAGTTCCTGACCAAGCTCAACAGAACCAGGCCAGTCTAAATTTTTAGCAATTTTAGGAATGAGTACTGATTGGTATTCGGGGGATGTTTGGGCCAATTTCAATAGCCCGTCCGCAGCCTCCATTCTTCTTGTAGCGAAGTCAGGCCCAATATCGTAAACAACGTCGTACTTTCCTACAGATAGGTCGTTTATCTTTTGACCAGAAACGGGATCTGTGGCGTTTACTTCAGCCCACGCCTCTGAGCCGTCCTCGTTCAGAATTCGAACAACTCTTTGTGTATCGTAAACCTTCGGTATAAGGTCTACTAACACTTTGGCTGTGTATTTAATCGCTCTAGCTTGGTTGTCCACAAAAACAAAAGTGGCCGTGTTGGCTTGCTGCGTTCGTGCCGAGATAGCCTTTCCTGAAGTTTCGTTTCCCCGTGCGCCCAATGACGCATCGTAAATCCCCGTAGTCGCCTTTATATCGTCAGCGGCAACGAGTGCTTCTCTCTGAGCGCCCGTGTTCGGAATGGATGGAGTCATGGGTTGAGGACGACCGTGACCCGTTTCGTTGTATAAAATGTATGCCTTAGGGGTAGAATGCGCCTGTTGCCATTCTGTCTCGTACCCTTCTATTTCGTCTTGGGTTAGGGCAACAGGTTGTTTGGGAGCCAAGGCTAACGTCTCAACCATGTTGGACCTTGACCAGTTGTACAGTTTTTGAGCATCAATGGAATGTCTAACGGCAGACCGAAAAAGTCTTTTGCCGTCAATCCAAACTTCTTCCCCAGCGCAAAAGATGATCGGAATGTATTTCCCCGGAAGTTCTGTCGGACCCTCAAGGACTTCATGCCCGTTAATTTTGCACCACATTATCTTGTTGGTTTTTATCTTCCTTGCGCGTTTAAAAACGATGGGTTCTGGATATTCGTTGCTTGTGAAAATGTTGACCGTTTCGGAACCGCTTGGGCTGTCAATAGAACTGACTTCAGCCGTACTTATGTCTGGGTTCTCAACTTCAATTGTCTTCCCGTCCATCAACTCAAAAAGATATTTTCTGACAGGAACCTTATAAAAGTACTCAGCGACCCTTACGGTTTCCTTTGCGAACCAACCAGACTGCTCCTCACCTACACCCTGATCTACACCGTCGTTTCTCTTACCTTTATAAATACGGTCGTATTTCTTCTTGCTGATCTCTTCAGTAATAAAAGCGTACTCAGCGTCAGAATACTGCGGACAGATAGAAGACTGGTCCATATACACAGCAGCGGGGTTAACAATCCGCTGTATTTTGATGTCCTGGTCAAACCCGTCCGTGTACTCTGTGATAATTCTCCAATAGCCGTACCCACCACGAACAGCGTTCTCGTAGCCAGTGTCGTAAGCAGACTCAGCATCACTTACGTTCTCAATGTTTCGAATTAGACCTGAAAAAAGTTCAGCAACTTTGGGGTCACCAAGGGAATCAACCGGACGTATTTTTATGCTCGGTCGGTTTTTCCTAGCTTCGCCCGTAATTTGCTTAACCGCACCCGCCACCTTGTTAATAACGATGCAGGGTCTTCCAGCACGGTCCTGAAGTTCTTTCTCACTCCACTGGTCACCGTTCTCAAACGCCGTGTCATGCTTGAACAAAGCTCTTTGATCATGCTCTGCGGCGGCTGAATCGTCCCATCGTTCTCGCGCTTCTTTTATGATCTTTTCGTGCTTCACAATGTCATCCAACTCTGTTGCTGTGGCGGTTTCGGTTTGTTAATCTGCTTCCGTGATGGACCAAATAGTTTCGTTGCGGGGTATTGAAGAGCGTCATGGACATCACAGTACTTGTCTTTGTCCTTGCCCGTGATTGTCTCCTTGTATACACCAGACTTGCCTATCTCTGGATACCCATAACCGCCCAGAAAACCTTCAAGAAGCAAAGGACACTCGGTCGGGTCCATAAGAAAACCGTC